GGAGAACGTCGACACGCGGAGCCTCATCACCCTGGACGCCGACTTTGCCGACGATGGCTTCCTATTCGCCTGCGAGCTGGTCCTTGGTGGCACTGCCTACGTCGTCTATTCGACGCACAGCCACCGGCCCCATCGGCCGAAGTACCGCCTGATCGTCCCCGGGGATCGCACCATGAGTCCGGACTAGTATGCGGCCGTCAGCCGGAAGCTTGCCGAGCAGATTGGCCTGCACTACTTCGACAAGACGACGTTCCAAGTCCATCGGCTCATGTTCCTGCCCAGCTACTCGAAGGACGCGGAGCCGGTGCTGGAGGTCTACGAGGGCGATCCGCTCTCCGTGGACGGGCTGCTGGCGGAATACGAGGACTGGCAGGACGTGTCCGCCTGGCCGCGGCATCCGGAGGAGCAGAAGACGGCGCAGCTCGCCGGCAAGCGCGCGCAGGATCCGCGGGAGAAGCAGGGCACGATCGGCCTGTTCTGCCGGGCGTTCACGATCGAGGAGGGCATCGACACGTTCCTCTCCGATATCTACGTCCCGGGGACGATGGCGAACCGCTACACGTACGTGGGCGGCACGTCGGCCAACGGGCTCGAGATCTACCCGGATCAGGACCTTGCGTTCTCACACCAGGACAGCGACCCTGTCGCCGATGGCCGGACGTACAACCTGTTCGACCTCGTGCGGGTCCACAAGTTCGGTCATCTCGACGACCAGGTCAAGGAGCATACGCCAGACGCCAAGAAGCCGAGTCACGTCGCCATGGAGCACTTCGTCGCGGGAAGGTCGGAGGTCAAGCGGCTAGCGATGGCCGAGCGTCAGGCGGATTTCACCGAGATGGCGGACACGTTCGACGATGACGCCGTTGAGGAGGAGCCCGACGCCGGCGACGAAGGCTGGGAAGAGAAGCTCGAGATGCACCGGAAGACCGGGCTCCCGCTGGCGACGGCGAAGAACGTCGAGATCATCCTGACGCACGGGCCGTGGCGAGGCATCCTCGCTTACGACGCATTCGGCAATACAGAGGTCATCCGCCGCCCGCTGCCGTGGCGGGGGATGGAGCGCCCGGGGCGGAGCTATGAGCCGTGGCTCGGCGCGGACGATAAGCGGCTGCAGCATTGGTTCGCCAAGGTCCACGGGATCAGCACGGCCAAGACCATTCAAAACGCCTTCACGAGGTCGTCCATATGAACACGTTTCATCCGATCAAGTCGTTTGTCGAGAGTACGGTCTGGGACGGCGTCCCGCGGGCCGAGCGGCTGTTCCCCGTTTATCTGGGCGCCGCCGACACGCATTATGTCCGGCAGGTGACACGGAAGATGCTGCTGGCGGCCGTGACGCGGCTGTACCGGCCAGGGTGCAAGTTCGACCAGATGCTTGTCCTCGTTGGCCCGCAGGGGGCCGGGAAGAGCTCGCTTCTGGCGAAGCTGGGCCGGGAGTGGTTCTCGGATAGCCTGCGGACGTTCGAGAACAAGGAGGCCGGCGAGCATCTGCAATCAGGGTGGATCTTCGAGATCGGCGAGCTGTCGGCCATGAAGAAGACCGAGGTCGAAGAGGTTAAGGCGTTCTTGTCCAAGACCGAGGACCGGTACCGCGTGGCCTATGATCGGCAGGTCTCCGAGTTTCCGCGAAAATGCGTCTTCTTCGGCACGACCAATACACGGGACTTTCTGCGGGACGCGACCGGGAACCGGCGGTTTTGGCCGGTGGAGGTAGTGCCGGATCGCGCGGAGCTCAGCCACTGGGACCATCTCGGCGACGAGGAGGTTCGGCAGATCTGGGCAGAGGTTCTGGGCTGGTTCAAGGCGGGGGAATCCTTGGAACTGGACAGCGAGGCCCGCGTGGAGGCGGAGCGGCAGCAGGCGGCACACATGGAGACCGATCCCCGGGAGGGCCTCATCCAGGAGTGGCTGGAGTCCGAGGAGCTGGACGAGATGGACAGGCCGTCGGGTCAGCTTCGCCAACGCGTTTGCGCCGCGCAGATCTGGACGGAATGCCTCGGGAAGAAGAAAGGCGACATGCGGGCCTGGGAGGCGAAGGAGATATGCGACATCGTCCGCCGCATCCCGGGGTGGAAAGAGCGAAAGGGCCGCGTCCGCTTTCCCGGCTACGGCCTCCAGACCGTCTTCGAACGCGTCGTTTAGCTGTATCAGTAAGGTGTATCAGTGCGCTGATCGTTACTGATACACTGATACACCTTTTGTAACAGAAGTATCAGAGCCGTAACAGTAAAAATGAAAATGCTGATACGGCTTCATCCCAATCATACCAAGGTATCCGGGGCTTTGTATCAGTTGTAACAGTAAATTCCTCTATTTTAGTAAAAACATAAATTAACTATATATAGCGACCACGGATATATAGTTAAACGCGAAAATACGCAGTACGCGTGAATGACTGTTACTTCTGATCACCCCAGCCAGGAGGTCAAAATGCAAGAATCGGCAATCGAAGCCCGACTGGTGCGAGAGGTAGAACGGATCGGCGGGCTCGCCCCGAAGTGGGTTAGTCCCGGCAACAATGGCGTGACCGACCGATTGATCATCCTGCCAGGTGGTGTAACGGTGTACGTCGAAACGAAGAGGCCCGGGGAGCCGCTGAGGCCGTTGCAGCGAAAGTGGAGGAAAGAGCTTTTGAAACGCGGGCATAGGCATTACAAGATTGACAACTACGAGGACATCGATCGGTTCATCCGGGAGGTAACAGCGGGACAACCGTACACGGACGAAGAGTGGAAAAAGTACGAGAGCTACTATGCTGGCTTACTGGCTGGTGAAGATCTTGAAGTATAAGCCGCACCAATACCAGGAGTACGCTACAGCCCGCATCCTGGACACGCCCTATATCGCCTTGCTTCTCGAGATGGGCTTGGGTAAAACGGTCTCCACGCTAACGGCGATCGATCTGCTGCTTAACGATTACTTCGAAGCTGGCCGCGTTCTCGTCATCGCCCCGCTGAGAGTGGCGGAGGATACCTGGGCGCGAGAGGTCGAGAAGTGGGACCATCTCCGGCATCTGCGGATCGCGAAGGTCCTGGGCAACGTAACGGCCCGGCGGCGAGCGCTGAAAGCCGACGCGGATATCTGGATCATCAATCGCGAGAACGTCGAATGGTTAGTCGGAGAGCTTGGAACGAGCTGGGACTTCGACATGGTAGTTATCGATGAGTCGTCCAGTTTTAAGAACCCCCAAGCTAAACGATTCCGGGCTCTCCGCCGTGTGCGGCCGATGATCAAGCGACTCGTCGAATTGACCGGTACGCCGGCGCCGAACAGTTTGATGGACCTCTGGCCGCAGATCTACCTACTGGACCAGGGCGAGCGCCTCGGTAAGACGATCACAGGGTTCCGGGATCGCTACTTCGTTCCTGGGGCCCGCAGCGGCCACGTCGTCTATGACTGGAAGCAGAAGCAAGAGGCGGAAAAGCGGATTTACGAGGCCATCGGTGATATCGTCGTCTCGATGAAGGCCGAGGACTGGCTGCAGCTCCCCGAGCGAATCGACCGAACCGTTCCGGTCAAGATGGCGCCGGAAGCCGAGAAGCTGTACAAGAAGCTGGAGAAGGATCTGCTGCTAGAGTACGTCGACGCGGACGTCGTCGCGAACACCGCGGCTGTCCTGTCGAACAAGCTTTTGCAGATGGCCTCCGGCGCGGTCTACGACGAGGAGAGAGGCGTCAAGCTGATCCATGACGCCAAGCTAGACGCCCTAGAAGACATCATCGAGGCGGCGCAGGGCAAACCGGTCATGGTGTTCTACAACTTCCAGCATAGCCTTGCCCGGATACAGCAGCGGTTCCCGCAATCGCGGATCCTGCGGAAGGGCAAGGACGGGAACGAGGACATCCGGGCATGGAATAACGACGAGATCCCGCTGCTGCTTCTGCATCCGAAGAGCGCAGGCCACGGGCTTAACCTGCAGGAGTCGAGCTGCCAGACCGTCGTCTGGTACGACCAGATCTGGAGCCTTGAGGAGGACCAGCAGGCGAACGCCCGCGTCCACCGGCAGGGGCAGACCCGGCGGATCGTCGTCATGCGGCTGGTGGCCGAGGGGACGATGGACGAGGACGCCGTCGCAGCGCTGGAGCGTAAAGAGGCGGGGCAAGAGGAGTTAATGCAGGCCGTTAAGGCACGAATAGAGAGGGTGAGGACATCATGAGGTACCCAATACCGAATCGACGAGGCGAGAAATCGACCGGAAGCGGCCCCGTTATCGAGTATCGGCTGGACGACGTCGAATTGGCCCTTCTCCGCGCGGGAGAACGTGGGATTAAGATCCAGCCTGAGCAAAAACCGAAGCTTGAGCAGAAAGCAGTATTCGAACGAAAGCAGGAGCCCGCACCCCGGAACAAGCACAATCTCTCAGAGCCAGTACTTAGGCGCTTACGTGACGCTGGTCTTACCGTGACCCAGATAAGCGCGGAACTTGAGATTCCAGCGGCTACGGTGCGTTTGTGGCTTGGGAATTACGGGATCCGAACAGCGAGGAGGCGGAGACATGACCTGGGTGACACAGCTGACGAAGGAATACAATGACCAGGCGCGTTACCTCCAGCGATACCGAGACAGCCTGATCCGGCCAGACGAAGAGGAACCGCACCCTGATCTGAAGGTCGTCGAAGAGATGATCGCCGACCTGCATTACGGCATCGAGTGGATGCGAACCGGCCGGCAGCCGAACCGGCGCCGCGGCATCGACATCCACGATGCTTATAGCCGATCGATCCTGATGGACATGGACTTGCTGCCGCAGGAGACAATCGAACGGCAGGAGCTTAGGGTGACGGAGGAGCAGAAGAAGGAGTTGGTCCGGATCCTGATGAAGCTATCGGCCCGCGAGCGGCAATGCTTCCTGCTTCATACGGCGTTTGGGCTCAGCTACGGCGAGATCGGCAAGGAACTGAAGCTATCAAGAACAGCGGTTCAAAAAAACGTGGAAAGGGCGAGATCCAAGGTAGGACATGCGGTTTGAGGATTCTTGTCGTGCAGTTTGTCGTGCAAAACGGCATTATATATGACAGGGATGAAAAGCTTGCAGGTGCGCGCCAACAACGGTGTAAACTGACAATACTTTGTGTGCAGACACGTAGGATTGGAGGTGCCACCTAAGCAAGCAGGCCCGTGGCTTCGGCTGCGGGTCTTTCATCTTTAGATAATCTTTAACTAGATTTTACAAATTATATGCAACTATTACCTCTTTTGGTTTGTCTTATAGAGTAGAAATCTGGCCAGATTTCCAAAAAAAAGACTGAGAGAGGTGCTTTATGAAGAAAAGGTTCAAAGCTGCATTACTTGCATCGGTGAGCGTAATGACGATTATGGGCGCCCAATCAGCTTTTGCAACTAAAGGAATGAATGACACGCCGATAACGGCACATGTAGCTACCTTCATTGGATTTGCAGCTGCAGCCCCAATAAACACTGCAGATGACGTTGACTGGTATGTCTACCAGAATAAATCCGGTGCTAGACAGCAAATTTATCCGAACTTGCAAAGTCCTTCGGGAAAGAACTTGAACTTGCAGTTAGTTCACATGGATCCAGATGGAACAACTGACAGCTGGGTGGCGCAGGACGATGGCCCAGGTGGTATAGATGTTACCACTCTTCCTGTAGATCCGGGTGGAGTTGTATACTTTAGGATTTATCCCAAGACGGCGTCCGATTATGGTACGGGATACTATACTTTTGAGATCGCCGGCTCTTGGTCTTAATGATCGAGCCCGCAGCTTAGGCTGCGGGTTTTCATCTTTAGATAAATTTAAAATAGAAATTACAAAAAATTATGCAACCAAACCCTCTACCGGGTTGTCATTATTGGTAGGAATCTGTATAGATTCCAAAAAATATCGGAGGGGATATTGTGAAAAAGAAGTTTAGGGTAGCTTTGCTTGTATCGTTGTGCGTAATGATGCTAGCTGGTGTGCAGTCCGCATTTGCCACAGTAGGTGTATATGATGGACCAGCAACGGCAAAAGTGGTAAAGCATGGTGATGTTGTTACCGGGTACATCACGGCCGCCAATGACAGCGACTGGTACGTCATTACGGAATCGGGAGTAGGAAACCGACCTAAACTTCTGTGTCCTACGACATCTAATCTCAATGTCCAAGTTATTTGGATGAGACCGAACGGAACATTCGACTCCTTCGTGGTCAACGATGCGGGTGCAGGCGGTCTCGAGGATGTCGGCGGATATATCAACGGTCCTGGTCAATTGATGTACTTAAGAATTTTCCCGAATTCTAGCAGCGACATAAGCAGCACTAATGCGTATACCCTTGTCATTCAATAATCATACGGGCCCGCAGCTTCGGCTGCGGGTTTTCCCTATTTCATCGATAATCCTCATTATCCGGCCGCGCCGCAAGGATACGGGAACAGAGCCGTATTCCTTTCCTCCGTCGTGCGTGGGCGATGCGACGCGGCCCCATACAAAGCAAAAAGCCCCGAGCGTGCTTCGCTACGGAGCTTCATGATCGATGCTTTCGGATTTGTCTCCCATTCTATCATACATTGGCGAATAATGGAAGATGCTGTATGATAGAGTCGGGAGAGTGAGAACATGAGCAGCGAAGACGTTAAAGATGGTATTCAAAAATATAAAGACCAACAAGCCTTCGGAGCCCAGCTTGTCGTTATCCCGGTCTTTACAGGGGGCCCTCTAAATTCATGGTGGTGGGGGCTTGCAGCATTCATATTTATCGTAATAATGTTGAACATTAAGTATCTCAGGCTAGTTTTATGTATTTTGTTGCCTTTCTGGTTCGCTGTAATTGGGTGGTGGATAGGTGTGAATTTGGTCAATAGCGGTATCTGGGCGACAATCGTTAGTTCAATTATTGCATTTTTAGTAGGATATGCGGTAAATATCGATGAGATTAAAAGGCTGATTATCGAATACCGAACAAAATAGGCACCTTCGGGTGCTTTTTATTTTGCCTGAAAGGAGGCTATGCGAATGAGCTTGACGGAAAAGAACAAACGATTCGCAGACGAGTGGCTGATCGATATGAACGGTACGGCAGCGGCGATTCGGGCGGGCTACAGCCCTAATTCGGCCGATGTAACAGCAAGCCGCTTGCTAGCGAATGCTAAGATTCGCGCATACCTAGACGAGCGAATGGCGGAGCACTCGCGGCGAATCGGCGTCAACCAGGAACGGATCATTCGCTCGCTCGCATCGCCTTCTTGGACCCGACACAGCTCGTCAACATGGATAGTGCTGAACTTCTCGACAACGCCAACGAGGACGATCGCGCCGCAATCGCCAGCGTTAAGGTGAAGAGTATGAGCGGCGATGTGGATATGATCGAGCGCGAGGTTCGCTTCGCCGACAAGATCAAGGCGCTCGAGTTGCTTGGCAAGCGATTCGGGATGTGGATCGATAAGCAGCATGTGGACGTCCAAGGGGCCGTTCAGATCGTCGACGACGTGCCGAACAAGTCACCGCCTAAAACGGAGTAAGTCGGAGCATTTCGGAGATCGGTCCATTTGCACTATCTGTACGATTTTCGCTTCTGCCATCATTCAGAGTGCCGAGCACTAATCGCCGCAGACGGCTGAAAATGGCCGAATACGAGAATCGGCCGTTGAGAATCGGCCGTTCAGACATATGCACAAAATATGAGATTTGATACAAATGTCCGTCAGGAGGTGGGCGGTTTGAGATGCAGGTGAAGCTTACCGACCTGATTGCCCCAAGCTTCTACGAAGTCCATCATGCCGTTAAACAGGGAGGCGCGACGCACTTCCTCTTGGGCGGCGGGCGCGGCTCGACGAAGTCGTCGTTCACGCCGACCGAGATCATTCTCGGGATCATCGCCGATCCGGATGCGAATGCGATCGCTCTTCGGAAGGTCAAGGACACGCTGCGGGAGTCCGTTTATGAGTCGTTCGTCTGGGCCATCGATAAGCTGGGCGTAGGTCACTTGTTTGATCCACAAATATCGCCAATGCAAATCAAATATAAACCGACGGGGCAACGGATCATCTTCCGCGGCGCCGACAGCCCAATCAAGATTAAGTCCTTGCGACTGCGTAAGGGCTTTTTTAAATACGCCTGGTACGAAGAGGCGGACGAATTCGGGGTCGAGGATATTCGTTCGATCAACCAGACACTGCTGCGCGGCGGCCACGGCTACCGGGTGTTCTACTCCTACAACCCGCCGAAAAGCCGAAAGCGATGGGTTCACGAGTACAGGAAGAATCCGCCGAAGGATTGGCTGACCCATCACAGCGCTTATCGCAGCGTCCCGCGGCACTGGCTCGGTGAGCAGTTCTTCCTCGAGGCCGAGAGCCTCCGAGAGCGGAACGAGCTGGCGTATCGGCATGAGTACCTCGGCGAGGATACAGGAACCGGCGGCGAGGTGTTCCGTAACCTCACTTTGCGCCGGATCGGCGACGAGGAGATCGCAACGTTCGACCGCATCAAACGCGGGCTTGACTTCGGCTTCGCTTCCCATTCTTCGCATTACGCTGTCATGCACTTCGACGCCACTCGCAGGCGTCTTTTTATTTTCTACGAGCTGCACAAGGCGGGGATGTCGAAGCGGAAGCTGGCCGATGGCATCAACGCCGAGAACAAGTCCAACCGCAGAGTCACGGCCGATAGCGCGGAGCCGCGGACAATCAGCGAGTTGCGGAATCTCGGCGTGAACATCAAGGGAGCTAAGAAAGGACCGGACAGCGTCGATCACGGGATGAAGTTCCTCGAGGATCTGGACGAGATTGTGATCGACCCGGTCCGGTGCCCGAATACAGCGCGGGAGTTCGATGGGTACGAGCTCGACCCAGACGACAACGGGGGTTGGAAAGAGGGCTACCCAGACCGGGACAATCACTCGATTGACGCGGTTCGCTATGCGCTCGAGGACGAGATGAAGCGGCCAGGCATCTCATTCGACTAGGAAAGGAGGGGTATCATGGCAACGGAAACCGAGAAGATCAACGCCACGATTACGGCGGCCGCGCCGCTGCGGCTTGACCAGATCATCCAGCTTGAGATCAGCGAATGGGAGCAATCGAAAGAGCTGAAACTCATGAAGCTCGGGCGCAAGTATTACCGCGGCGACCATGAGATCAACAAGCGCCGCCGCGAGATTATCGGCGAGGGCGGCCGGAAGGTCGAGGATAAGAATCTGGCCAACAAAAAGTTGGTTCACACCTTCGTTCGCAAGCTTGTCGATCAGAAGATCGGCTACTTGCTCTCGAAGCAGCCGTCGATTCAGACGAAGAACAAGAAGTACGCGGACGAACTCGATCGAGCTGGACGACGCCGGCAGCGTGAAGTCTGGTCTGGATGATCAAATCAAAGCCCTGCAAACGAGCAAGACTTTTTTGTTTGTCCCGGAAGATGGCGGGAAGCCGAAGTTCAGAGGGGCGAAACCGCCGGAGGGTGGCGGTGGAGGAGGCGGCGGATCCGGTGAGGCGTCCGTCGGCGCAAACTTCGCCAAAGCGGCAAATGAAAGCGGCAAGACCCCGGCCGCTGGATTGAATCCTTGGGGCTAATCGAAAGGAGCGAACGACATGCCTTATGTGAAAGATTACGGCCAAGTTAGCGAGATCAATTTCCTGGCCAGCGCGAAATATTCGTCCTTCACCTATCAGGTGAGCAATGCAGGCGTCACGGCCAACGCGAACGGTCGCAAGATCGTCCCGGCCGGCACGGTGTATCCGGCGAACGATGCGACGGCCATCGGAATTTTGCTGGCGGATGTCGACGTCACGAACGGGCCGTCGCAAACGGCACTGTGACGCTCGCCGAGAACAATCTGAGCGCTACGATCGACTACGGCGTGCCGGCAAATCACAAAGAGGTTCTTTCCGGAACCGACGTGTGGACGGATCCGACGAGCGACCCGATCACGCAGATCATGGACTGGTCAACACGCTCGGCACCAAGCCGCAACGCGCCCTGACGTCCAACACCGTACTTGCGGCTCTGCTGAAGCACCCGAAGGTCGCCGGCGCCCTGTTCGGCCAGAACACGAGCCGTATCGCTTCCCGTGCAGAGCTGAATGCCTATTTGCAGCAGCTTGAGTTGCCGGCGATCGCCACGTATGACGAAGTATATCGGAAGCAGAAGGCGAATGGGACCTACGATCAGATCCGCTACTTCCCGCAAAACAAGTTCGTTCTGCTGCCCGCAGGTCAGTTGGGCGAGACGGTCTTCGGCCCGACGGCTGAGGAGATCCGCTTGACGCGCGATCCGAGTATCGATACGCAAACGATCGGCAACGTGCTGGCGATGGTCTACGAAGAAAGTGCGGACCCGGTCAGCACGTGGACGAAGGCAGTCGCTACGGCGCTCCCGAGCTTCCCGACCGCCGACGAAGTCTTCCAGGCCCAAGTCATCTAAGGAGGCGCGAATATGATCGTAACCCCGAAGAAAATCCCGGTGCGACATAACGGCCGCCGCTACCTCGCCGGTGAGGAATTCGAGATTGACAACGCCGGGTACGAGCGGATCTCGCAGCACGTAGAGGTCGTCAGTGAGGAGGATCTCGTTCTGGATAAGCCGGTCGACAAAATGACGGTTCCGGAGCTGAAGGCATACGCCGAGCTCCACGAGATCGACTTGGGCGACGCAAACAAAAAGCCCGAGATTCTGGCTGCCATTCAAGCGGCGCAGCAGGCCGGGGGCAACCCGAACGGCGGTGCTGCCGGTGGCGATCAATAAAAACGAGATCCGCGAGATCGTCGAGAGACGTCTCGGCCTAACCCCCATCGAGCACACCGGCCTGATCGATCTGTACATTGACGAGATCGAGCGAAGAATCCTGAATTACATCAACGCGACATCCGTCCCGGAAGGGCTGAAATTTACCTGGGCGGCAATGGTGGCGAGCACTCTTTCATCGGAGCAGCTCGCCGTCTTGTTTCCGAGCACGGAAGAGGATGAGGCGTACGAGACGACGATCGGAGACACGACGGTCAAGCCTGTGAAGTCGGTTGTGGCACCGAACCGGCCGACCATCGCGACGGTGGATCGGGTCGTCTTCGATTACCGCTCGGAGCTCAACGCTTACCGAAGGCTGAGGTGGTAAGCGTGATCAACCTGAGCCGGCATCGCCGAGCGATCGAGCGATTCTATACGGATCGGGCAACCGTCTACCGTTACATGAGCGTCAAGGATCCGGTCACCAAGGAGACGAAGCTCATCCCGCAGCCGGTGTACGCGGATCAGCCGTGCCGTATCTCCCAGAAGGCACTCGCCCAGAACGGCCAGACCGCGGCGCAGAACGATATTCTGTATGAGACCAAGCTGTTCATCGCCCCGGAGCTCGAGCTGCAGCACGGCGACATGGTGGAGGCTACCCGTGGCCGGATCGCAGCGGTGGGGTGGGAGGCGATCGCGGCGCCGCGGAAGTATGCGGCCGGGGAGCCGTTCTTGTACTCAACCCACCAGGAAGTCAGCATCCAGCGCAAGGAGTGGGCTTAATGGCCAAGTGGGGAAGCTTCGACTTTGGCGAGCTCAAGCGCATGGCCGGCGCGTTTCAGAAGGCGATCGACGAGCGGGTCATCGATCGATTCATCCGTGACTTCTTGCTTGAGATGGCGATGCGCTCCGTCCGCAAGATCAAGAAGCGGACACCGGTCGATACCGGCGAGCTTCGCCGTAACTGGCAGGTCGGCCGGGTAGAGCGCCACGGTGACGCCTATGTTGTCGAGATTTACAACAACACGGACTATGCCCAATTCGTCGAGTTTGGCCATCGGACGGGCGTAGACCTGACGCAATGGGTCGAAGGCCGGTATATGATGACGCTCTCCATGCAGGAGATCGAGCGCGAGCTGCCGCAGTACCTGGACAAGCGTATGGCGAAGCTGCTGAACGACATCATGAATGGCCGACCGCCGAGGGGGTGAAGAGGGTGCGAGTCACGATTAACGACGTCCGGTACGCCGTCAATGCCGCCCTGGACGCGGCGTTCCCGGATATGCCGATCTTCGGCGAGGAGATCAAGCAGCAACTGACGCCCCCGGGCTTCTTCGTGCGGCTGCTCGAGCCGGCTCACACCCAGGAGCTGGGGCGTCGTTATCTGCGGTCCCACCCGTTCGACGTCCATTATTTCGCGACCGAGCGGAAGAACGACGACATGTACGAGGTCGGGGAGAAGCTGACGGCCGCGCTGCAGGAGATCCAAGTCGGCGGCCACCCAGTCCGCGGGATCGGGATGCAGATGGAGATCGTCGATGAAGTCCTGCATTTCTTCGTCACATACAACGTTCACGTTTGGGCGTCGAAGCCGTTCGTACCGGCCATGCAGACGCTGAACGTGCGAGAGGAGATCAAGCCTTGAGCGAAAAGAAGCAAACCGAGGCGACCTATACGAAAGCGCAGTTCCTCGCATCGAAGCAGTTTTCGCCGATGCAGAAGGATGTGCTTCGGGCCCTGATGCCGAACGGCGAGAGCTTTACGCTCGATCAGGCCCGGAAGATGATCAACGATTACTCGAAAAGGAAGGTGGAATAGATGGCAGGCGGAACATGGACGAGTCAAAACAAAGTCCGGGCCGGCGTCTACATCAACACGGTCAGCGAGGCCAAGCCGTCCGGCGCGATCGGCGACCGCGGCGTTATGACGATGCCGCTCTCGTTGTCTTGGGGACCGGCCAAACAGGTTGTCGCGGTAAATGCCGGCGATGACACGCTGAAGGTGCTCGGCTACCCGATCACGGATCCCAAGCTGCTCCTGGTCCGAGAGGCACTCAAGCGTGCGAAGACGGCGCTGGTGTATCGCCTTGCCGCTGGGACGGCGGCATCCGTGGCGTTGGGCGGCCTGACGGCCACGGCCAAGTACGGCGGCGTGCGCGGGAACGAAGTCAGTATCAAGATCCAAACCAACATCGACGACAGCTCCAAGTTCGACGTCGCGACGCTGGTCGCCGGCATCGAGCAGGACGTGCAGGTCGTCGCCAATGCCGACGCCCTCGTCGATAACGATTGGGTCGTCTGGTCCGGCACCGGGTCGTTGACCACGTCGGCCGGGGCTCCGCTCACGGGTGGCGCTGACGGGACGGCAGCTGCCCAGGACTATCTCGACTACCTGGAGGCGATCGAGGTTCACGACTTCAATACGCTGGGGCTGCCGGTTACCGACGCCTCGACGAAGTCGGTCGTGGCCTCGTTCGTGAAGCGGTTGCGGGACGAGGAGGGCAAGAAGGTACAGGCCGTCGTCGAGAGCTATCCCGTGGCCGACCACGAGGGCGTGATCAGCGTCAAGAACGGCGTGGTGCTCTC